TAGGTCATTCATTTCATTTCGCATTATTTTATATTATATTGTTCTTATTTTTTTATAATGTATTTTTTATATAATACAAATTTTGGAGAGAACCTATGTAAATATATAGGCATATTTTTACAAGGCATATTTATTTTAATATATTTAAAAATTGAGTTAAATAAATGCCTCGTATATAATATATACTAAACGCAAAATGACATATCTTCAAGATAAAATAAATACATTTTTCAAAAAAAGAAGTCCAATATTTAAAAAAGCACTTGAAAAAATTATAAATATAATGCTACATAAGTGTACATATATTACTGGTGAAAGTTTAGAAAGACATAATTGGGGGAAAAATCCAATAAAATTAAAATACATTCCAACAAATATTAATTCACCTTTGTTTGAAGCAGATTTGTTAAATGCACTCAATTTAGATGATAATGAAAAATCAATAGTAGAATTGTTATGGGGAGACATACAACTTGGAAAAAGAGTTCATGCTTGTATAATAATGTGGATTTCGGTTCATATTCTAAAAAGACCGGTTTTGTATATTTTTAGAAATTTATCAATAGACCAAAAACAATTGCAAGATGATATAGTAGGAACCGAAAAGTATAATTTTAATATCCAATTTATTAAAAGTGTATTTGAAGAGTTTAATGTTGAACTCCAAACATATTTTGAGGAAACGAATGTGGATTTTTGGAAAGATTATAAATTACCCGAATTAAAGGACATAAATAGTAATGATATAATCAATAAACTCAGTAATAAAGAAGCGATGAATTCAAGTGATATATTTTGTTGTTTAATGAACCCGTCCCAATTACTAAAATTTAATAAAAAATGCAGTGAATACATATGTTATAATAAGGAATTAGTTGATATATCGTTGTTAGTAGATGAAAGTGATTTAATGTGCCCAACATCTTCTAATGATAGAAGCAACGACACCGACGCAAAGGATTCTACTGCGTGCGAGATATTACTTGCTAAAATATATAAAAAGGTAAAATATGTTTTACATATCACCGGCACGGCACACTCTTTATTATATAATACGACCACAAGATTACGTGATAATACGGATATACAAATTAAGATATCAAAAGTTCATAAAATGAAGAGGTCTGATGATTATTTTGGATTATTTAATGGCGCTATAAATTTTAACACTACACTTGTTAAATCTTGGTGGGATTTTCAAGATGCCGAAAATCACAAAAAAAAAACTTGTTATGATATTCTTGAAGATTATAACGTTAACATAAAAAAAGTTATAAAAAAAATACTTGAAAGACCCACAATTAAATATAATTCGTTGTTAATAAGTGAAGAAAAAATAAGAGCAAACCAATTTTGTTTAGTGGATAAAATTATGCAAGATTTTCCAGATTTGTTTATTGTGATATATCATGGAAATTGTTTAAGATTATATTTATCAAAAAAATATGAAACTAAAATTAAAGAATTGGCTCATTGGGATTCAGCACAATCCTCAACAAGTCACCGGCTATGGCAAGTAGGGGGAGTATATGGTTCATCAGAAGACACTGATAAATCCGAAAAACTACCTAACGATTATTGTTATTTCAATATAAACACCAAAATATTAAATATCAAACTAGTTTATAAATTATTACGAATTTTATTTGAAAAAAATGATACACATAAAACAGTTATAACAATAACAGGTAAATATGGCGAAAGAGGCTATTCTTTTACAAGCGATGATTATGATAATTATTCACTACATTTAACTGACCAGTATTTTGTGTCTCACGTATCACTAAACTGCACCGACATTTCACAACGAGCGAGATTACAAGGAAAATATAACGATTTAGAACTAAAAAATGGAACCATGAAACTAATTTTATGGACCACACCTGAATTACAAGATATTATAGAAAATTTTTACGTGAATTTCATAACAAAAATAGAAAAATCTATAATGCTTTGCGAAAATTGGGAAGATATTAAAGATTTGTTAGAACGTATAATAGATAATGGGGAACTTAAATTTCGTAATTATATAAGTAAATTAGATGTGCGGAAAAAAATGAAAAGTTTAAAACTCATTAAACATTTCGAGCGCAAAAATAATGGTTATGGATTAATTTCGGTTGATGATATGAATGACATTGAAATACAAGAATGGTGCAAAGAAACAAACTTGCCTGATTATTCTTGTATTAATGAAATACAAGAAATGAATATAGATGAATTTATTAAAAAACATGGTAATTATAAAATAAAACATGAATTTATTAAATTATCGAATTTTACATTTGAAGAAGTAAATAATGTCATTGACACTGTTTCTATAAAAAATAATATAAAATTATCCCACATAACTAATAAATGGTATGAAACACGAACACACCAATACATCGAATGCGGTTATTATCCTGAAAGCATCAGAGGCTCTTTACAAAAAATACAACAATCAGATTTAGAGACTTCGACTGATTTCCATAAGTTTGGGGAACTCAATGATGAAAATTTAAATAATAGAAAAGGACAAGACGGTGTAAGAAGAGTGCACACTTGTTATAAAAATGATGAGTTATATATATGTGTATCTTTCATTACTAAAGAACAACAATTACCCAAAAAATCAAACGATTATATTAAAAAAACGCCTTATATTATTTGTGGGGATGAAGTAAAATATTCAGTTCTCAAAGCAGAATATAAACGAAAAAATACTCATGGATATAAAAATGATAATGATAATGATTTTATCGAAGATGATGGCGGATTACCTAGTAAATATTATTGGAAAACACCTGATGGTTGGTTATATTTATACGATAAAGCCAAACCAGACATAATTTCCTTAGAAATAGTGGCTCCTACAAATATAAGTCATACAAATATTACTCACACAAATATACAGCCTGAACTATTAATTAACGCCGATATAGTATTATTCGCACAATCGTGTTGTAAAACAGCTGATAAACCTAATTTAAGATTTGGACTGAAAGACATATACAACATATATGAAACTTGGTGCAAAATAAATGGTAAAAAATGCTTGAAAACGCAAAAAAAATTCAAGGAAGAGTTTGAAAAAATAAATTATAAAGAAGAAAAAAGCAAAGGAGTTGATATAAATGGACATAACGGTAAACGTGGTTATCATGTTATGGTTTCATTATAATTTGAACTTAAACGTAATTTACAACATATTAGTAATATGACAGATTATATTATTAATTCTTTTATTTTACAAGATAAAAACACACTAATTGACATTTATAATTATATAAAACTTCGTTATGAAAACCCAGTTGAAATACATGACATAAAAACAAAATTAGCACATTTTAAAAAACATAATATTATTTTTTTTAACAACATAAATTTTGAATTAACCCAAGAAGGAAACGTAATATTAAATGACCACAAGTATTATTATTCAAACATTATTATTAGATTTTATAAAAAATATAATAAAAATCATAGAAAATATGAATTAAAAGAAATTAGGAAAGAACAGCAACAATTAAGACATTATTTAATTACTCATAAACCGCATGTGTGCGTAATTTGTGATAAAACATTGCCATTATGTTTATTAGAAACCGCACATCTAAAACCAAGATGTATATTAAATTATAATGAAAAAACCGACAAAAACATTGTAGAATTTATGTGCAGGTATTGTCACACTTTATACGATAATGGATTATTATCTGTCTACAATGGGTTATTATATGTGTCATCCGTCATTAATAACTATGATTTACATTATAATGAACACAAACAAATAACATATTATAATTCATACAATACAAAATACTTTCATTTTCATTATAATTATATATATAATAGGCGGGTTTATTCTATAAATATCGATTTCAATTGATACGATAAATCTACATGAAGTTTAAAATTACGTTTCTCCCAATTTCCGCCCGCACGATAATGGAAAAATTTATTGTCGTACAATTCACAAAAAAACGTACCATTTATATTTCTTATATCGTTCTGCAAAAAGCGAACAAGTCGCGTATTCGCCTTTAAATTAGACGGCATATCAGTAAGGTTCCATTCGCCGGACTTTAAATACTTTATAAAATGAACTTTATCATATTCTTCATGATTTTGAGTTTGATTTAGATTTATAGATAACTCGTTTATTGAAGGGATAATCGAGTTTAACCAGGTAGACATTTGACCACCTGTATCTGTTGTAAAGGTAAGCCCCCAGTTCATCAAACTTGTATCTAATTT